TTGATACGACTCTCCACCGTGTAAAGTAGCATCTAAACTTGTAATCTCAATAAACGTACCTTGTCCTTGAAAATCTAACAACGGAGCATTATCTCCCGGCTTACCTTGTGGGATACCAAAGTGAATTATATTGTCTATAAGTGTAGCACTTGCTACAGCTTCTGGACTCCATGGTATCGTCTGTGCCGATGCATCTAATGTTGTAATTACATCTACGGCCTCAAGAATAGTTGCCATATTCTCCGCAACAGCTTTAACATCAGTCATCTCTGAAGCTACGTAATTAACATCTACAATATTATCACTAACTGTATTGATATCATCCATGTTGGCTATAACGACATCTAACTCTCCTATAACTTCTCCATACTTAGTTAGGAAGTCACCATACATCATTGTTATCTGCCCGTAGATACAATCAGGATCTTGTGCAGCTGCTATTAAGTCAGCTGCAACACCCCTGATGTCTCTAATCATATTTATAAAATCTACTGAGGTAGAAACTGGTGCCATATTATCTCCTTAATTATTAGAGCACTTATTTGTGCTTGTGTAGTTGTCAAAGCCATCACCGGTAGCGAATGTAGTGTTACAGGTAAATGTCTTCATAATCCAAGTATTTAACGCTGCTAGAATCTCATCGGTAGTCTCTCGTTGTCCTGTACTAACTGGGTTATTCTCGTAATCGACATAGTCATGCCATACGGTTCTTTCAAATGGACTCATCCTAGCTAACGTGTCTTCTGTCATAGCCTGTAGAACGCAGGTTGTAAAGTGTGTGTCAAACAGTATCACATTGTTTCCGTCAATTCCGTCATTTATAACATAAGGTATACCCTCTTTAAAGGACTGCGTACCATATGCAATGGAATTATCTATATTCCACTCTGTATCCGGATTGGCATGTTTTAGGGAGGTTAACTGGCTAAACGTCATATGACCCATCCTCATTAATTTTAAAGCTTTCTATGAGTTCACTAGTCTTAGCGTTATAGTCAAGCATAATTCTATCAGCAGCATTTACATGTATACCACCTTTGGTAGTACTTACATAACTTGCAAGTAATCTAGCAACAGCGGGAACTAGCTCTTCATCTATATCTATGTAATCATTGTCTAGCACTGGGGTAACAGGCACCCTAATCATATAGTCACCTTGTGCCAATCTAAGGATATCTCCTTGGGCATTCAGGGTCATTAGGTGCAAGGAATCTGTCTTCATAGCTATAGTTGTAAGGGCGTACCCTACCAAACCATTCAAGACATCATCATCCTCAGGGAGTATAGTATCCCCATATAATAAACCAGTAGTGACATTCTTTAATACTTTATATGTCAAATTCAACCTCCATTTAATAGTGGCATGATACCCTATTTAAGTAATAGAGTCAATAGCTGTCATAGGCTGATATATTACTGTCACTTGCTTCCATATCATCCCATATGGAACGATCTCTCTTAGAGGCTGCTGTATAGCTGTTAGGGGATACCATAGGGTAGATTATGTCTATCATTCCGATCTGACTAATGATGTCACAGAAATCATCGTGAGACCCAAACCCGTCGTAGGTAGTGTACTTTAGCTGCGACAAGGCTTCACGCATATCAGGGGTTTCCCTTAGTTCGTTAGGGAAATGAAATTTATGATTCTGAAAATGTGGAAGCATAAACCTAAACCTTTCATGTTTATTGCCTCCAGAGCTCTTACTTAAGATGCCCTCTTTTCCAAGTTTAGCACCTTTTTGTCTGGCGAATGAGAACCATTCAGAACGTTTAACCATCATCTCCTTCAGGGAAAAGATATGTGCAGCTTGTTGACCATCTATTTCAACACCAACTTCCACAGCTTTACCGTGACTGGACCAGAAGTTTACCATCCTGAATAGCTCCTCATACTGAGCACCTATACCTTGTTTCCTTACACATAAGTCTACCATGTAGTAGTCCTTATTACTGTTTACAGCCCATACACCTAATGCAGAGAAATCAGATTTAGCCTCTGATGTAGTTGTAAAATCTGTTGTGATGTATATGTTATATGCACCTATATCTTTTAGTAAATCTTTTCTACTATACCACTCTATCATGTTGTCCTGTATCATACGGTCTTCGTCAGAACTAATTCTAAGCATACGTTCCTGGTTGAATGACTTAGTGGAGTTAGAAGCGATAGCTTGTCTATATTGCCTAATAACAGCCTCATAAGGGTGCATTGAAGGCCAAGCACCTTTGAACTCCTCTTTTGTCATACCCACATTAATAGACTCACAAATAGGGAGCAACAGTGGAGTATACCCTCCACTAGTAAGGGTTTCAACGACAGGGTCTCCTAACCTAAACGGTGTAGCTACTGAGAATATCCTACCACGTAACCCTCCTACTAGTCCGTTTTCGAGGTCACTTGCAATTAACTCTCTCAATAGCCCCATCTGTACTTCAGAATATGCTGCTTGAGTATTTAAAATAACATCATCCATAATAGCATGGTCATAACGTTCCCCGTAGTTATCTCTATTACCACGAATGTTACCTCCAATACCTAAGTACCTAACTAAGAACGCTCTGGACTTTTCTTTACCGGGTCCTTTTCTCACGAAGCGTGACTCAGTTTCTGTAAAAGACATCTCTTCAAAGTAGTTATTGCAAAATACACTATCCTCGCATAACGCCTGAACGGCCTTTGACATTACTTTTGCACCACCCATAGCGGATGCTCCTAGTAATAAGTGAAATCTAGTGTTGTCTCCACTTGGGAGTACTCCTTTCACCGCGCAGTAAATAGGGTAGAAAGCTGTAACTACCGTAGACTTAGCTAAACCACGTGAAGCAACTATAGCTACTCTGTGAGGGTTTATAGCTATAGTCTCTTGTACTTCTTTTGAATAAGGGAACTGGTCAGCTGTAACGTTACCAAACAGCACATCAACCATGAAGTAATGTGCTAGTGGTGTTTTAAACTCAAAATCAGAGCCTTCAACGAGTCTCATTAATGTAAAGAACTCTAAAGAGTCTTCGCTAGGGGTGTAACTAGGAAAACTATAATCAATAGTCTCTAATGCACCTTCCATATCGAACTTTACTACCGGCTTATCCATTGTCCATCTCCAATATATCTCTATCAAATAACTCGGAATTGCCATCCCGGAGCATTGGGATGTCATCCCACTTATATACCTTAAAGTCCTGCTTTATTTTTGTCTCACTGTTTAAAGCCTCGATACCGTTACTATATTTCCACTCAGCGATAATAGTTATATCTCCTTTATTGTTCCTTTTAAACCGCTCCATAACAGATCTATTTGTTATTCCTATTTTGTATGCTACCTTACCTAAATAATCTACTCGTAAGTAGTATAGTATTGCAGGTAAATACTTCTTAAACCCTCCAGAATACTTTGTCTGACAACTGCAGTAGTTAGCTCTACTTTGAAGATTGTCTGGAGTTGAGTGTATCTCATCACCACATGTAGTACATTCTACTATTATAGGTGCTTTAGCTGTGGTGTATACCGATAAACGGTAATTATACACATCTCCAAATTTAACCTTAATGTTACATTTAAATTTATCTAACGTACCTGACTGTTTAAGCTGTGTAGCTTCTATTCCACACCTATTACAGCCACTTACATAATGTCCGTCAGGAGTCTGTCTAAATATCCCATGTATGGGGCAAATAATATCAACCTTACTATTCTTACCGTTATATGTAACAAGACTATAATCAAACTTATCACCATGCTTAGCTCTGGCTCTATCTAAGAACTTGCTTGCAGCCTTAGCCTTTCTTTTAGCGGCCGCACGTAGTACACTACACACCTTGCAGCCTTGTTTTCTATTAATGTGTTTATATGGAGACATATAAAAAACATCCCCACAAGTATTACACGTTAATTCACTTTTATGATCTACATTCTTATATATAAAGTTAGAGTAGTCGTATGCAGTACCGTGAGTATCAAAAGCCTTAGACTTGAAACTTGATAAATCATTCATATTAGTTACCATTAATCTTAATATCGTCGAATGCTATATCAACAGATTGGACATCAATAATATCTTCCCCATTATCTAGTCTCTGTTTCTGTCCTGCAACTAAAGCCTTTAACTGCAGGTTCATCTCTTCCTGCATTGTAATTGCCTCTGCTCCAGGGTTAACCGTAATAGCTAGTTTCTGCTCCTCAGGAGGCTTAGTAAGGGTTGTGAGCTCTTTGAGTGCCTGTACCCTAACCATAGGTGTCACAGTCATTTCATTGCCTTCAGCGCTCTTACCGCCCTTGCCTAATACACCAATCTTATATAGTTCCTTAGTAGCAGCATGAAAGTAAGGAGCGTACGTAAGACTTACAGGTATCAGCATCTCTTTATCTATAGCTACAACCAACTTACTACTATTATACATACTAACGTGATTATCCACTTGCTTATTAGCTTCAACTAATGCAGTATACTTGACAGGAAAGGCTATAGACCAAGCTTCCTTGTTAGTGTAGTTACGTTTAAGATTACAAAACTTAATAGCGTTAACCAGGTCCTTCATGCCAACACCTTTCATCCCACCTAATAGATGCATGTAGGACATAAGGTCTTCTTCTAGCAACTCCTGTGGTAGTCCTGTGTCGTCTTCCATATGGTTAATAAGATGAACTATCTCATCAGTAACTGCTATGTTAGTGCTACGCGGCAGCAGGTCCTTGAGTTTATCCCTAGTAATCATTTGTCTAGTTTCAGGGACCATCCTATTAGCATCTTTATGTGCCTTACCCATCATCTTCTCTGTTATACTATCTGCCATTTGCCTCTCCTACTGTGTAGTGGTATTTACCACGACCTGTTTGATTAATTGTTAAGTAGCCACTGTCTACTAACTCTCTCTTGTGTTTCCTATGGCTACTAAGCCCTAGCTGGGTTATCTCCATTAAACGCTCATCAGATACATTTACATCGTACCTATATAGTACATTAAGTAAATAGAAGGCTCCGATACTTAATCGTTCCATGGAACCCCTCCAATCTATCTTGGATGTCCTTGTTATGTTCATATTATTCCTTTAAATATTACAGCAAAGCACCTAGTGCTCTCTAGTAATAGTTACGAGGCTAGTTAGGCCTCAATTGATGT